TCTGATATCATCTCTACCCGCCGTCTTGTCCACATCTGCGAAGCGTTCTCAATCTTTGGTCAGGATCGTGAGAAGGCAATCAAGCTTTGTCTGAACCGCTTTGATGTGGATACCAAGAACGGCTTCTTCGACCTCTACATGAAGCTGGACGAAACTCTCCAGCCGAAGCCGGAAGTCAAGACGGAAGCTGCCGCTACTAATGATGGCGAAATTTCCATGTAACAAGAATACGGACAGTGGGCTTGAGTCATCCACTGTCCGTTCTTTTGAAGACTCGTAATCTAAACTTATAATGGAGTTATTTAATGTCTCATCTTTCCCGTGTTGCTAAGGTTCTGCGTAAGAATAACAAGGGTACTGGCATCACTGCTGGTCGCCTTGCACAGCTTTCTGGCTTGTCTAAGGACGCCGTGTACAAGCGTGTTTGGGACCTTCGCAATGTTGAAGGTAAGACCATCTACAGCAACTACCGTAATGTTAATGGTAGTCGCAAGATGTTTTATCGTATTGCCTCGTAATTTTTTCTAGCAATTCAAAAAGGGATGCTATATACTACTGTAGCATCCCTTTTTATTATGGAGTTCATTAATGGAATTATCAATCAAAGTTGAAGACCTACGAAAGACTAAACTGTTCATAGCAACACCTATGTACGGTGGCCAAAATAATGGACTTTACATGAAGGCATGCCTTGATCTTCAAAGCATCTGCCTTCAATATGGCATTGAAGTTCGATTCTCTTTCCTCTTCAATGAATCACTAATTACTCGCGCAAGAAACTATTTGGTAGACGAATTCTTGCGCTCAGATAGCTCACATCTTCTCTTCATCGATTCTGATATTCATTTTGATCCTCAAGATGTTCTAGCCCTTATTGCTTTGGACAAAGACGTTATTGGCGCTCCTTATCCTAAGAAGTCGATCAACTGGAAAAATATTGCTGCGGCTCTTGTTAAGGATCCGACAACACCAGTAAATGAATTGGACAATCTTGTTGGTGATTATGTTTTCAATCCCGTGCCAGGTACAACACAGTTCAACGTCCGTGAACCTCTTGAGGTTATGGAAATTGGAACTGGCTTCATGATGGTCAAACGTGAAGTGTTCGAAAAGTTCAAGAATGCCTATCCGAAGCAGAACTATAAGCCAGATCATGTTGGTCAGGCCAACTTCGATGGTTCTCGCTACATTCACGCATATTTTGATACTGTGATTGACAATGGTTATACCTATGACGATCTATACCATCTCGTAAAGATTGCTGCACAGGGCGATAACATCAAGAAGAAGGCACAAGAATTTATGAACACAGAAAAGAATGCGTCACATAGATATCTTTCTGAAGATTACATGTTCTGTCAGTATCTTCGAAAGATTGATGTGCAAATTTGGCTGTGTCCATGGATGAAGACTCAACATGTAGGCACTTATGCCTTCACTGGTAATATGCAAGCAATCGCTCAATATACAGGAAATCTATAATGATAATTGGTGTTGTAGGATTTATTGGATCAGGTAAAGGCACTGCTGCTGATATTTTGGTCGAGAGGCATGGTTTTGTCAAGCTTTCATTTGCTGATGCTGTTAAGGATGCAACTGCGGCCATCTTCGGATGGCCGCGGGCCCTTCTTGAAGGTGACACTTTAGAGAGTAGAGAATTCCGAGAAGCAAAGGATGAATGGTGGTCGAATAAGTTTGAGTTTGATTTCTCACCTCGTTTGGCCCTACAACTGATGGGAACAGAAGCTGGTCGTAATGTTTTTCATAAAGACCTTTGGGTACATGCATTGGAACGTAAGGCAGAAATGTATAAGAACGTAGTAATTGCCGATGTTCGATTTCCAAATGAAATCGAATGGATGAGATCAAAGGGTGGTTTCGCTGTTCGTGTTCAGCGTGGACATGATCCTGGTTGGTACGATACCGCTATCATTGCTAACAAGAAAGCTGAAACTCACGAACAGATTTCACGAAAGTTAGCTGCCGAAGATGCAATGGTAGATCAGCATAAGATTCATTACTCAGAATGGGCATGGGCAGGATCGATTATGGATTATCATCTTGATAACAATGGAAATATTTCCATGCTTGAAGCTGATATTAGTCACATGCTAAAAGTCTTTACAGGTCCACAAAAGCCTGCTATACTAGCAGCCTAAACTAAATTTAACTGGAGAATATATTATGAAGCTTAGTGAAAACACTCTAAAGGTCCTCAAGAACTTTTCAGAAATCAATTCTGGACTTGTTCTTCGAACAGGTAATGTTCAGAAGACCATCAACATGGACAAGTCCATTCTATGTGAAGCCGAACTTGAAGACAACATTCCCATTCAGTTTGGTATCTATGATCTGCCTCAATTTCTTGGAAATGCAACCTCGTTTGATAATCCTGATATCGATTTTGGTGACAAGTCTCTAACTATGACTGATGGTACTGTCGGTCTACACTATTACTCAAGTGCGATTGGTCTTATCACTTCCCCACCCGATAAGGAACTGACAATGAAGCAGGTTGATCTTCGCTTCACTCTGACCGATTCTGTCTGGCAACGTATCCGTCGCCTTGCAGCAACAAACGGATTCCCTAACATTTCTATTGTTGGTAAGAATGGTGAACTTCGTCTTCTCGCGCATGAGAAGGCAAACGATACCTCTAACTCAGCATCTATCAAGCTTGCCGATCATACGGGTGAAGATTGTTCTGTTACGTTCAAGTCTGAAAACCTCAAGATGATCGCTGATGATTATGATGTGGAAGTTATGCTGAACGGCTTCGCTAAGTTTGCGGCAAAGAACAAGAAGATCAAGTATTGGATTGCAGTGGAGACTAAGTAATGGCTGGCATGGGACACAATCAGAAGACATATGTTTCAATCAACGGTCTTTCAGAGGCAGACAAGAAGCGCGTTAAAGATGCCGTTCTTGAAATGAATGATAGCATGACACGAATTGCCGCTGAAAGAGACTTGCAGAAGGATACTCTTGTGCGAATGGAAGATCAACTTGGCATTGACAAGAAGATGCTTCGTCGTATGGCACGGGTTTACTTCAAGAGCAATTACGCTCAAGAGCAGGACGAAAATCGTAACTTCGAAGAAATGTATGACGGTGTAATGAAGTGAGTGAATCTTTTCTCTGGGTCGAAAAGTATAGACCGAAGACCGTAAGAGACTGCATCCTTCCTGAACGGCTCAAAAAGCCGTTTCAGGAATATGTGGATAAGAAAGAAATTCCTAATCTCATGCTGACTGGTACTGCAGGTGTAGGTAAGACTACAGTTGCCAAAGCCATGTGTGATGAGATTGGTATCAACCATCTATATATCAACGCCTCTGAAAACAGAGGTATTGATATGCTGAGAACAACAATTCGCAACTATGCATCTTCGGTATCATTGACGGGTGGCAAGAAAGTTATCATCCTAGACGAAGCCGACTATCTAACTCCTGAAGCCCAAGCAGCTATGCGTGGTGCCATCGAAGAGTTTGCAGGCAATTGCACATTCATTCTTACGTGTAACTTCAAGTCAAAGCTGATCGACGCCATTCATTCGCGTTGTTCGGTAATCGATTTCGGATTGAAGAATGATGAGAAGCAAGAGATGGCATCTCAGTTGTTTAAGCGTCTGCTTAACATTCTGACTTCAGAAGGAATTGACTATGATAAAGCGGTTGTGGCAAAGATTGTTGAGAAGTACTTTCCTGACTATCGCCGTACTCTTAATGAGCTACAGCGGTTTAGTTCTTCTGGCACTTTGGACGCAGGCATCGTTGCACAACTCTCAGATGTTCGAAAGATTGCCGATCTGGTTAAGTTTCTGAAAGAGAAAAACTTTTCAGAAATGAGAAAGTGGTGTGTTACCAATTCTGACATTGAACCTGCTAGGGTATATCGCAAGATTTATGATTCTCTTGTGGACTATTTCAAGCCTGAAAGTGTCCCACAAGCTGTGCTAATCATTGCAAAGTACAGCTATCAGTCGGCATTTGTGGCTGATCAAGAAATTAATCTTGTCGCATGTCTAACAGAACTTATGGTAGACTGCGAATATCAATGACGGATCTTTTTAAAGACGTTATTCCCAGCATTCAATTTACCAAAAAGAAAGTCATCACAGATGAGAACGAGAAGGAATATGTGCCCTATGTGGTTAACAGATCCCTCTCATTTCATCTGGATATGGTAATGCAGGCCAATCAGATGAATTTGGTTCCATCTACAGATGGCCTTCTTCAGTACCACTATTTGCTAAATACTGTAAGGTCATATAAAAGACCTTTTCAGAAATGGCAAAAAAGACAAGATGATGACAATCTTGAAGTCATTAAGGAAGCTTACAATTATTCCAATGAAAAGGCAAAGGACGTTCTAACAGTGCTTACAAATGACCAACTTGAAGAAATTAAAAAGACTTTGAACAAAGGTGGTCCTAATGCTAAACTTAGAAGATTTAATAGAGGTGAGACTGGCTGAGCCTGATGACTTCTTAAAAGTTAAGGAAACACTTTCTCGTATTGGTGTTGCATCTAAAAAAGAAAAGACTTTATATCAATCTTGCCACATTCTGCATAAGCAGGGCAAGTACTATATTATCCACTTCAAACAACTATTCTTATTGGACAATAAGAGTTCCGATTTCTCAGATGAGGATCGTGGTCGTGTGAATACAATAGCCAATCTCCTATCAGAATGGGGATTGGCTATTCTTGTTGATCCTGCTAAAAGCCAGACTCCTGTCGCTCCCCTTTCACAAATCAAAATCATATCACACCGTGAAAAGACGGAATGGAATCTGGTAACAAAATACAATATCGGTAAACGTAAAACTTAACATGGAGCTATATAATGAATCGTTTGAGAATTTTTAAGACAGATCCTAACGTCAATCTTCCTAAGTTTGCAACGAAACAAGCAGCTTGTTTTGATCTGTCGTTTCAATCTGAAGGCAAGACTGAGTATACTGGATACAATATGTACAATGCACCATTCACGAGGCAACTTTCTAATGGATCAATTAAGATCATGCCTGGTGATCGTATTTTAGTACCTACTGGATTGATCTTTGATATTCCAGAAAGATACTCAGTGCGTATTCACCCTCGTTCTGGACTATCACTTAAGCAGGGTCTTGTTTTAGCAAATCTAGAAGCCGTAATCGATTCAGATTATGTTCAAGAAACTTTTGTTTTGCTTGTAAATAATTCCAGTGTAGATCAGACGATAAATAATGGAGATAGGATTGCACAAGCAGAGATGATTAAGTC